CGCCATGATCCCGTCAACAGACGTTACACGCGAAGGATCTCCGAGGCTGACCCCTACAATCATCACTCAACGAGCGATTTTCGGAGCGACCTAAGGCGGAGCCATGGTCTGAACATTCCCGCCACCAGGGTAGATTGCTACTCCGGTGTCGATCTTCATATCCTTCTTCGACGTGTACATTCCTTTAAATGCACCGAGCTTCAAGTCATCCCCGAAGGCGCAATACACCTCGGGGTTGCAGTGACCAGGTAGTAAAACCTGGACCTGTCCCACAGCAACAGGAATGCTAGTGATGGTGTCTCCGATAGCAAACTCCTGAACTGGTAGGAAGTTGAAGATTGTCTGAAACGGCACTAGAATGTCGATAAATCCTTTGTTCTCAGTGTTAGGAAATAAAGCTTCTACGGCGGGATAAACCGTTTCAGGTGAAAGGTTCCCTGAGTACCAGGTAGCTGGTTCTGAGGGATCCTCTTGGTCTGGCGCCATTCGCTGCCAGATTGGGCCTTGAATCATGTAGGCCACGACGTCCATCGGCTTGAACGCCACTGCGTTTAACTGAGGATTCTCCTTCAGGGGAACAAAACAAGCCCGATAGACACCGTCACCGCTCTTCTGCTGACTTCCGCCTGCAGTTGGTTCGATTGCCTGATCAGCCGTGTTGGCTCCAATGAAGATCCTCAAGTGGATTGACCCCTTCCACGCTGCGAAATAACCGCAGAGGGGGTGAATCGGACGCACTTGGATAGTCAAGACGGTGTAGTAAGCACTCCCTTGACGGGCATTCGGCTTACCAAACCGGTTCTTGGTCCATTCAAACCCTGCGTCTGGGTTGTCCCGATATTGCCACGCTTCGCTGAGCATGTAGTCTCTGCCCTGGGACATCTGGGCATGCCTTCTTCCGAGCTCCTCGACTGTCTGGGGTGCATACTCGAAGTGATTCCAGGTGGTTAACTTGCACGGGGCATTTGACTCACCGGGACCAGAAGTGGCTGTCGTTATCTGTCCTTCGTCTGGGTTGGTGATAGTAGTCTCGCCACCCTCAACAATCCCGAGACCAGGCATACCTGAATCTCCTGTCACTGAAGTCGCAGACTCAGCCACCATGGGGGGTAGGCTTGCTGGTGGAAGATAAGGATCCACAACAGAATAGTAGCTGAAGGGACTAGAACCACTGATAGGTTTCTGGCCCCACGCAGTCTCAGTGAAGGTGAATGGCTTGGGTACAGCCAACTCGCAATCTGGAAAGCTCTCCAGCACATTCACATAAACCGAATCACACACACTCTCAGGGCATACCAGCTGGTTCTGAACAAACACATTAACAGTCGCCATTGTAAAGTCCTGGACAGGGTCCGTGACTCGCTTTCCTGAATAGGTGTTTAGCCAGGCTGTCTCAGCATTGTAAGGCACCTTCACCTCGCGCATGCTTGAAGTCTGGTCGAAATCGAGGACATGGCCTTCATAGTTGGAGGCTTGATCCCAAGTTATCCCAGGAGGTACACCATAACCAATGACTACCTTCAGTTTTCCGGTGTGGAACTGAGTTTTGGCTGCCAGGAAAGTCATGGCATAGGAGCTTCTCCAAAACTGAAACATCCCTCCGATTGTCTGGTGGATGGTGCTAGTGGGATGTTGTCCTCCTGAACTAGACTGGGGCATCCCAAGTCGTATACCCCACTCTCCAAGACTTGTACCCACAGTGTGTGCAGTGGTCCAAGTTAGGACTCTGGCCCTCTCAGTGAGTGACATCAATCCTGACAGTGAGGTTGGGCCCATAGAGAAGGTGTCAGGAAGAGTCCTGAACATCTGCTTTGGGTGGAGTGACATTCCAACTGTTGGTCTTAGGCCATTCGCCTTGGCCATACTGGAGTATTGGCCATAAGTGGGGATCCCCCCTCCAACCATGGGTGGAGCATCCATCGGAATAGCCATGTCTGCCGTGACATCAGTGGAAACAGATGGTCCGGAGGATTGGCCGGAGTTGTCCAACTGAATTGGAACATCTCCTCCTGCCTCAATGGCAAAGTTGTTGTTGGTTACCGACTGTCCACCTCCTTGGGCTCGCCCATCTTCAAAGGAGTACTTCACGTCCTCTGGGATCCACTTTGGCTCCATGTTCCTTAGGGGGACAGAAGACAAGGGCTTGGGAAGGTACATCTCGACGTCCTCAAAGGATGAGAAGATAGAAACAGTCGCCGTAGCAGCAACTGTAGCCCAGGTAACTACCTCCAAGTTGTTCAAGACTTCAATAAAGAAGGTTCCAAGAGTCCCGTCTCCTTCACTTGCAGCGAAGTTGTTGAGGACGTTCCTCGGAAATATGAACGGGATCTTCATCTGGTAGGTAGTCACATCAGGCATCATGGGCATATGGTGGCATGTAAAGCCATGTCCAGCTGAGTTAGTACTTGCATCCCCCGTCGCACTCAATGAGTAAACACTGAGGGGCCGATAGTAGGCCACTAGGCATCCTTGGGAGAAGGGTTGGGCATTGAGCTGGACATCGATGACCACCGTCCCCTTGAACCATATATACATTTCGAAGACACGGTTCTGCATAGAGGTCTGCTCCCCTTGTCCCAAAAGACCATATGGGATTGCAAGCTTGATGGGTGTCGTTAACCCAGCTACTGTCCACTGGGTGGCTCCTCTGAAGACTTTCTGGGTCATAGCATCATAAACACCCATAGGCGTTGAATGCACGGACCTAGCAGAGAGCCTTGGATTGACTTTCCCTGTCTCGACAACCAGAGCCTTCCCTGTGGTGCCAATTTGGACAATTGGTGTCTCTCCCTGAGATTCAGCCACTCCGCCTGTGAATTTAAACTTAGGCTCAAAGCTTTGCAGTCCAAACCCGTTAGCGCCTGTCCTATTTGCTTGGGTAATGGCGCGGTCATTGAAACTGGTGTCCTTAATCTCCACACGAGCTTCTTCTGGGTTCTCCGCATTTATTGACATGAGGAGGTTCTTGAACTCTGTGTAGACTTTGACTCCATGTTGAGAGCATGCATCTAGCATCGCGTCAACCGTCTGCTCCACACTCTCCCCGTCTCTTTTCCACTCGACAGCTGCCCGAATTGAGTCCATTCTCAATGCTCCCGAGTACTTCTCTCCTCCTTCGGGTACTTTCTTCGGGAAGGTCCCAAGGAAACTACTCTCTTCAAAAGACTTGAAGGCGGTAGTGAGTGGGGCATCCTTCACATCCGAAGTGTACTCTTGGCCAATGGTAGCCATTGCTTGAGCCCAACGGATAGGGGTAACTCCTGCCTTCACAGCTGCTCGGGATATCTTCAGCCTGTTGTCATCACCATGAAGAGCAGCGCGCACGTGGTCTTCAAACTCCATCTTGGGGCAGATCTCAATAAAGGCCAGTCTCTGATAAATGTCATTGACGATAATGTTCAGTACCGTAGTCCAGAACACACCGGAGAAGTGCGCACAAAGGAAGAGGATAAGAAACCGTCCATATTGAATCTTCGCACCTTTAGATTGGTGTGCAACATGGATTTTCCAGACTGCCTCACGAAAGCTCTCAGGCAACCACTCAGAGAGCAGGTTCCCTAGAACCTCGTAAGCCGCATCTTGAACAGGAACTTGGTACCTTAAATCAAAGGCCTTGAAGTCACCAGCTAGGAACTCTCCATCAGCAATCTCGTCCAGGTAGTCCTTCATGTCCTGGGTGTCGTACGACTGTGGGTTCACTCCAATGACTGCTGGGTTCTTGGCTCCGGCATTGCCAAAGTTGATGAGAGCGGCGCCGTACTTCATCCTGAAAGCCACATTAGCAACCAGGTCACCACAGTAAGTAACGCGAGTCCTAATCTCAGTGATCTTCCCAAGTGTAACCTTCTCGTCCTTGAGGTGGGCCAGGAAGATGGACTCCATGTCTTTGAGGTTCTCCATATCATCCAGAAAAGCAGCTACACGCTCCCTCAAATAATCTGTGGGAACTGGCTTCTGGTCTGGGCCTCTGACTATGAAGTCAGTCTTCCCGTCTAGTGACCTTTCTCTCACTAGCGGATAACCAGGGGAGGTCTTGTCGTTGATCGGTCGGAGCATCCCTGGAATCCCCTGGATCGCTTCATCGATCGTCAGCTCTCTCGGGAAGATGTTTGGGACTCTCCTCCTGAAAGAAGCGAGAGAACCTTTCTTGGCTCTAGCGAGGTTCTTCTTGTTGATGTCAACTTGGACATTCTTTGAGGCCAAAACTGCTCCCATGACCAATGGGTCGTACCCACGTGACCTAGGGTCATCCTGGCTGAGAATAGGCACAAACTTGTCCTTTCCTCCCATCTTTCCATGGAAAATCGTAGGCCTTAGCTTTGAATGGCCAGGAGAGATGTTGTTGTATGTGGCTTCCTCTACAGACACCACATTTGGTCCTCTGACGATGTCAGTGAAAGTCTCCATGTTCTTCTTGTAGTCAACTTTCCACCTGCATACATCAAAATCAGGGTCGAGAATGACTTTGGAGTGTTGTAGTTCTCTCAGGAAAGAGAGGGCCCTCTCCTTGTCATCACCGCTATAGCGGTCGAAAGGCCTGTCCTTGAACTTCCCATCCTTGTCGCGGTTTGCAGCTAGGACAGACAGTGGCATCTTCTTCATACCATAATCCCTCTCCCAGGCGCATGCCAAGCCGTCTATGACAGACTCAGCCAAGAAGACCTGAGGCATAGGGCTTTCTCCCCAGTATTCTGGATGATGGGGGTTGTTGGCCTGATGGTGAGCCCAAGCATCTCTCCACGCTTGCGTGTCAAGCTTCCTAACCCACTTGTCAACATACCCAGGCGCCTCTGCCTTTTGCAACTTGGAGTCATCGTGTTTCCGAAGGATGTGCCAAGGGACTGGGATCCCAGGGATCTGCATGCCCAAGAGCAAGATTGCGTCCTTGTGTGACCTGACCTGCTCTATATGGGTTGCCAAGTCACTGTCCTCTCTTTGTCCTTCACCACTTCCCGAGAAATGAGTACCCGATAAGTCTTCTTCCTTGAAAGCAGACCCAAATGACTCCTTCGTAATTGGAACAGCAAAGCCGAGAGGTTTTCCATCCTTCCTGACTGATCCAGCCACATGGAGGCCAACGATCTTGCCGTTGTACTTTGTCTCTCCAGCCATCAAGAAAGAACCGCACTGTCCTGCTTGTGTCTTGTAGTGGTAGACAATCCCCCATGTGATCTGGTAGGTGTGGGCTCCACACTTGTAATCACCCACAGGCGATCTATAGCACCTCACGTACTTTGGGGCGTCACCATCATGGAAAATCCCCTTGAACTCTGCAAGGTCCTCCAACTCCGCTTCTTTGATTAGTCTGGAACTCAAGTCTTTGAGTGGTTTCCAGGTCTGGGAGGTTACTCGGTACAACATGGTGTCTGTTGCAACGTTCCACCTAGCATCCCGGGGCTCAAACTCTATCTCCAGGGTGTTGTGCTCTGTCATGACTGTGAAGCTTGTTCCCCTAGGAACACAAGATCCATCTGCCTTCCTGAAGAAATGGTAAGGCCCAGCAAACACATTCCCAGTTATGAACGTGCAGTTTGTGGTGGTCCCATCCATGGAAATCTTTCCAATATTCTTGTTGATGGGGCTTGCTTGAGCTGATCCTCCGCTCCACTGCTCTGTTTCAGGTAACTCTCCTGGTCGGTGTACCAAGCCAGTTCTCTTCATGGCTCTCACGTGCTTCTTGCCGTAACTAATGCTTTCAGCTTCTAACTCAAGGGTTTCTCCTTTGGGGTGAGTGTTCTTCCCACAAACCCACTTTCCGAGTGACCATGCAGCCCAGGCGATTAGGGGAACTGACGCAGCCAGAGTCCAAGCCTTCCAAGGGTTACGTATGTTGATCTCCCCATCACTGAAAGGGTCGAAACCGAGTGCATCAATATTGTTAAGATCGCAAGTGTCTACATCGAGCTCTGAGTCGGAATCTTCAATTACATACTTCCTGGGATCTGTTCCTTCTCTGGGATAGGATCTACCTCCATGAGCATCTGTAACTCTCCATTTCTTTGGTGCTGGGTTTGACTCCTCAGACTCGGTCTCTGACGTAGCACTGAGGGCGTCAATGTAATCTTCCAGGACGTCAGAATCAGCAGTTGAACCTTGCTTAGAAGTCATTTGAGTCTCTTCTGGGATCACCTCAACTGGCTTAGGGGCCTCTCCTTTTACAAAAATGTTCTTGTAAGCATTGTGGCCAGAAGGGTCACAATCGCCTTCCATCAATTCTTTGCGTTCTGCCTTTCTCATGTCCTTGACCTTGCGTGCGTTCTTGCCTGTTTGTCCAACTCCTTCGGTGAATTCTTCGCGCTCTGCTTTGGACAATTTCTTCGATTTGCCTGTCGCTTTCTTAGTTTGAGCTACTCCTCCTGTAAATCCTAAGAAATCCATGATTGTGGGTTTCCTTGGAAGTGCAGCAGTTTTGACTCTAGTAAGGACCTCCTCCATAATCTCAGAAGCGGGCTTGCGTGATACGTTAAGTCCGGAAGCACTCAGTAAGGAATCGGCTGTCTCCATGTGCTTCGCATAAAGGGTCTTGATCCTCTTTACCGCCTCCTTAAAAGTGTAGGTCTTGGTCTTGTTAACAGCGCAGTTAATAAATATCCTGTTCGCAAACCTGATCTTCATATATCCTCGCTCATTCCTGATCTTCTCTGGAACGAGACCCAAGTCCAAAATACCCTCTTCACACCAATTTTCTTCTGCTTCTTCGGTCAATGTGACTTCTAGATTGACATTTCTGCGCCTCTCAAAAGCCATCCTATCAACCTTGACCTTTGGGAACTGGACATTGGAGGTACACATAACTAGCTTTGGCTCTAGCTTTGTGCCCTTAATACCAACATTGATATTGTCAGTTGAGGCCATATTTGCAATAAAAGGGGCACTTGAAATCAGAGTTAGGAACTCAGCGTCATGTTCACACAGAGGTGATGACATGAACTCATCATATAAGACAGCATCTTCCATAGCATATCCATCCCAATAGTCTCCTGAAGCTCCTGTTCGAACATACATAGACTTCCCTGGAAGAAGGGCCTGAGTCAGGGCACTGCCCATCTCAGTCTTTCCAGTGCCGGGGGGGCCATATATACCAATGCAGAAGGGGGTAGCACGCTTGGAAACCTGATCCTTCGACTGTTCAATGATCTTGCCAAGGTTGATCATCTCACTGTAGAACTTCATCATTGTCATTTTGCTCTCCTTAGTAGTCTCGGCAAAACACAGACCTCTCCCTGAGTCAAGCAATTGCGTGACAGCCTCACCGTACTCTTTTGAGAAGATAACAGACTGGGTTTTCGACAGGGTAATAACCATGGCAGCCCTCTCACACCATTCCCTTTCTTCAACATTCAGGTTCCCAGAAATGGCGCGAATCCCATCCGTCCACATATAACATGCGAAGAATAAGCAAGAAGCTGCTGCTGACACACCTAGTCCTGTAAGGCCCATGATGGTAGAAACGCTCTTTGCTCGGGTTGAAATCTGATCGATAGTCTTGTCCTTAAGATCAAAGAGGCGTCCCATCCAAGTAGCTAGGAAGCCAACCGTCTCAGCCTCATCAACCTCACCATCATCACCCAGGTCGTGGGATTCTCCAGCGAGCAAGTCCTCCTCTTCAGCATTAGACTGAGCGAACAAGAAGGCTTTTGCTTTCCGCCAGGTGATCAGCCCAAGCATAGAGAGGACGCAGACGGCTAACACACAGGCTAAGAACTTAATAGCCACACTAGCCATAGCAGCGTCACGTGCTCTCATAAGTCCCTGGACAATGTCGCTAATTCCATTCATCATCTTTGTCTGCATCCAGGTGAGGACATCCTTTGCATATGAACCAACTGAGCCACCAAAACTCCCAAGGAGTCCAGTAACCTGGCCCCAGTAGTCCTTTAGCCTCTCAATAGTCCAAGTAGCACCGTCCTTGAAGCATTCCAACAAGTAGAAGGCTTCAGCTTTCGGATCACCAATAACTCGCCCCCAGCCATAGTCACGTCCTGAAGCACCTATCTGTATGCGAAGCTTGTTTAAGCGATCATACATGATTGGTCGATTGATCTCATAATGCTCTTGGGCAGTTTGCTTATAGCGGGTGAAGAGCTGCTCATCCCTGAAGAGGAGCAATCCTGCAATGTGAGGGTCATATTCGAGCCACTCAATGAGCTGGAGGGGGAAGGTTCCAGCTCTCAAGCTATTCTCCATCCTTGTAAGGCCTTCAAGAGTCTTCCTGAAGAAATTACTTGAACCCTTATCTACTAGGTGCATAGTGGTGCCATCTTCATAAACCAGACGACTGACCACATTAGGGAAGAGAGAAGGATGCATAGTTGGGCAAAAGTCTTTCTTCCTCATGTACTCAGTTGTCCGTATGGCCATAATAGCCATATCAAGCCAATGACAAGTCTTTGTCTTAGTGGCTTTTATCCAGACCAGTTCATCAGGGGTTGCAGGAGTGGACCAAAGTTGGGTCCAGACCTTAATGTCAGGGTTTAGGGGGATCTGCGGGCAGCGCCTCCTAATTGTTTGGACAACCTGATCTTCAACTTGAACATCAGGATCTTCCATTACCCAATCCCCAGAAAAGGGGTTTAGGGGTTTAACTTCTGAAGTGACAACAGTGTCATAATCAGACATGGGTTTTCGAATGACCTTAACATCTTGTTTGGTCAAATCGATCCTGGCTTGCGCCAGGCGTTTCTCAAGTAACTCGATACGCTTGCGAAGATCTCCGTCTTCGGCGTCGGGAAGTGAGAGAGCACCACCGACTGAAGCATAATCAAGTGGGGTGGAAGTAGAACTTCCGGGTTGAGTCTGAACACAGGGGGCCCATGACATGGACGTTGGGACAGACTGTTGGTTCGCCTTGAAGGGATTCATTGCGTACAAAAATCAAATAAACTCAAATAAAACTGTGTGTGGACCACAAGCACTACGTGCCAGACTGAAAATCCACGGGTTATTTCTTGAGGAGTCGCTATCCGAGCCTCTAAGAAATGGTTTGTTATTCGTTGATCACTGATCGAACGAAGTAAACAAGGTGGTCCTTGTTTATTCGTTACTTATTTTGCAAGAAAAACAAG